TTCTTTAAAATTGGTTAGGCCATTCATTCGGTTCCAAACTTCACTTTTTAGCCCTATCTCTGTTACATCTGTTGGCCGTAGATTTCGCACCACTGCCATCTGTAGGGCCAAAAGAGGATAGAAATTAATTTGGGCATGGTTGTATGGACTAAAATCCACCCCTTCATTCAAGCGGTTTNCACCTAACCATCCAATGGGTGTCAAGCCGATTGACCCGTCTCCCATTACTTCAATACATTCCAGGGAAACATCAATAGATCGCCCTTCTGTCCATAAGCCAGGGGTGCGGCTAATAACACGCCAAACTGATTTACCTATCAAAAAGTTCTCACCAATTTGTAGCAAGTCATCCGCACGGATTCGCTCTTGTACTGAGTCGTTTNATATATCCTCGCTACTTACATTCATATCGAAGTAATCGTNAGCAATCGATGTTGGGCCTATACCAAACACCGCAATATCTCCCTTTACCGCTGTCCTTATTTCGCGCTTATCTACAGCCTGCCCATTCAATCGAATGAGTCCTAGCCGTCGTGGGTAACCACAGCCCAGGCCCTCTTGCGTCGGTGTTTTGCTTGAGTTAACCGATCTATTAAAGTCCCCGGTCCACTTGTTACGCTCTTCTCGTAAAACATCCTCGGCNTCACCCCCCATATCACTTGGGACAGAAATGACTTTATAGTTCAATCTTTTATCTGTGCCATTCGCTATTGGATTGAATACCCCAAACGTCGATTGATTGGANGGCGTATAAGCCATAGAAAAACCGGCTTCATCAAACTGGCCGCCGTTCAATGTGGGAGCAACGAAAACATCTTCCCCTGTCCAAGGATCGGCAGAATCAGCGGTGCTCCTGGTTCCTGCTATTAAGTGGCTTCCTTTAATACGTCCCGAGCCTGGGTTCTTGTTCCAGTACAGAGCGAACTGCTGTTTGTAGAGACTGTCCAGGGGGTTGTTGCCCAGCCACACTCCATTGAGATCTGGCACGCCCATATCTGTCTCACCCACAACATACATACACTTAAAGGCTTGACTCGTTCCATAGGAGAACATCCGAGACCAAACCAGTTTTGGGGTGCAAAGAATGCCGCCCGACGTGATCCCATCACGTATCACGAAATATCCAAACGGGATCGGAATAGGTGAGCCGTATTGGGCTAGATCGCTAATGCTGTCAAAACCGTAAGTTGTATTGAATCGATCCGGACCAGTTATCCCTCCCCGGTTAAGCTGTGTAACCCCGTCCTCATCTAGCGGGCGTGGCTTGGGAGCCAGCAATATTGAAGCCGCAGTTAATGCAACCCCAATCGCCAGATTGATAAGGATGGCCGTGGTTGGTGAAATTGGCCCGTTTCTTATGTCTGGGATGTGGTCATAAGCCGCTGGCCTCACACCTCCCCTGCTCCTCATCTCATCGCTAAAAAATCGATATTCCTCTTCGCTGCAACCCAGCTGACGGATTAAATCCTGCTCAAAGGGCAGTAACGGTATGACCGCTTGACGGGCACCAAATGACGAGGCAACCAGTGAACTGCCTGCGTCGCTTGATTGATGTGAAGAATGCCGTTCTGCCATGTAACCGCAAATGCCCAACGTTGCGCCTCGCTAGGAACAAGGCTGATGTCCCCATCGTAGGCGGGGTCCGCAATTCGCTTGCCCCAACCCTGAATGGCTCGCATCACTATTCGGGGGCTTGCCTCGTACCAGCTCCAGTCAAAGTCAGGCGCCGGAATGCCTAGCTCTTCCAGCACTCCATAGCAAAGGTGGATGCAATCAATCTCACCAGCACTTCCGCAAGCTCCCAGTTGATAAGGACGCCCTAAATACGATTCACACCCGGACATTGGCAGTCACAGGCAACGGCCCGCATAGATTTTGATTAATGGTGCGGTGAGGAATGCCTCTAGAGACAGCATCCAAAACGGAATCAAGTTTCAACGTCAACGTTGTCGGTGCCCATCCACCAGCCGAAACCTGTCCAACGTAGAAATAAAGCAACGTTGGCTCTGCGTTGCTGTCCTCAGGAGAAAGCAGCATTGTTCTGACCTTCGCCACCCACCTGGACCGAATCGCATCAATTGCCCATGGCCTGGAAAGCGCATTGTTAGGGAACACCAAATTCGACTCCACGTTGTCGCCTTGTCTCGAAACTGTTGTTCCTGAAAATCCGAACGGTAGAAAGTTATAGCTATGACCATCAAAGGTTGAGTTCTTTCCTATGTAAAAATTCTGGAAAAAATAGCCAGGGCCATTGCTGTTCTTGAAATTCAAATACTGACCAACCGCAAATGTTGTTGACATCAGGCCATCCCCACTCTGCGACGAGTTGCAGAAGATGACCTCAGCCTAGACAAGGTTCGAGCCTCCCCTGACTTGCTGGCTTGGTTGATGATTGCTGGAATTTGATCTTGCTTGATGTAGCTCTCATCATTGAAGTTAAGGACACCTCCAGAGATATTGATCGCAGTGGAGAGATCAGCGCCAGAACCTCCCATTCCCCCTCCGCTATCTCCGCTGCTTGGAATAACAGCATCACCGCGCATTCCCCCTGAATAGCGTTCCATGGCTTCACCCATCTTCTGAGATGGGATCACATATTCAGAATCCCCACCTTCTCCAATCAATGCGTTGGTTGGGCCTGTGACATAACCACCATCAGCAAAGCCGGTGGGCAATGCGATCGCACCTCCATGCGCATCAGCCACCTGGCCAGCGGAGACAGTGCCGCCAGGCATTAATACGCCAAGCACTTTCAAGATCAGCGCCTTGGCGATCATCTGGGTGGCCATATCTATGAACGCCTTGCCGATATTTGCAAACATCTCAGAGAATGCTTCCTCTACGGTTGATGTTCCTGTAATTACTCCATAGATAGCATTACTCATCGCGCTAGCGAATTCGGTTTCTATAGTCTGAAGTAGGGATACGATTTGACCTTCAACATCATCTAAACTTGCCTGTAGGTCTTCCATATACTTCTTGAGTTTTCCGCCCTTATCAGCTTCTTCTAATGCTTCTAATTTCTCTTTAATCTTCTCCTGTTGCTTCTCATCAAATTCACCTTGGAGAGCTAGCATTTTCTTCTCTATCTCTAATTGCTTTCGCTGTTCTTCAGTTACCGCTTTCTTTATTCTGAGTTCTAGGTCTAAACGTTCTATTAACTTTTCGTAATTCTCTTGGCGTACGGTCATTAACAAGGCTTCTTTGTTCTCCATATCTTGTAACTTACCCTTAGCTTGTAGCTGTTTATTTAGAATCTCTAAGGCCTTATTCTTGCTCGTTCCAGCATTAATCTTTTCTATATCTTTGTCGAGTTGAAGGGCTATTTGTTTTTCACGTAACTGCTTCTCGTATAAGCGTCCTTCCTCACCTAAGAGAGGAACATACTGCTGCTTAAGTGCAAGCATTGCACGGTTATATTCCACCTCAGCCACTAGCTGGGCCTTTCTATCTGTTTTCGCTGCCGTACTTCCTCCTCCTCCGCTGCTCCTCTCAGCATCCTTCTTAGCTTGTATAGCTGCTACCTCAATTTTTAGACCTTTTTCTTCTGCTTTGTTTAGCTTCATTCGCTTCTCATACGCTTCCTCGGACAGCTTTATATATTGCCTACGTGTTTCGTTATTAAAGGTGAATTGATTCTCGAAACGCTGCAATAGCATCTCACCATCCTTAGTCAATCCGCCATCTTTCAGTGAGTTAATCGTTGCGTTCTTTTCTAGCTGGGTCTCTGTTCTTAGTTTCAGTTTTGCTTCTTCCGCTTTAGCAAATTCAGGGTCATTTCTTAGTTGTGACTCATACATCTGCATCGCATTAAACTGTTTCAATACACCGTTTATTGCAGTTATTAGTGGGCCTGCAAGAACAGATGCCATTGCGCTAAGCGCAGTAACTGCTTTATTTACTTGGTCTTTTAAAATTACTACTTGATCATCGAAATTTTTGAGAGAGTCAACACCATCCTGTCCGACTATTTGAGCTACTCGTTCGGTTATTAATTCCAGTGCCCTTTCGGCTTCACCTAGTTGTTCTAGCTGGAGAATTAGTCGGCCAAATTCTGATTGGGATTCACCCGTAGCCGTTACTAGCGCCTGCATATCAGCAGTTAGGGGGTTCAAAGCTGCCCCTAGTTCGGCTGATTTGGCGACCGTTTTATCTATTATGCCGCCGAGGATGCTGCCGGCTAACGAACCAGCGAAGCCGCCTGCACCGGGTCCACCTGCGAAGCCACCTATGGCGCCACCGATTGAAGAGCCTGGGCCGCCGCCAAACAGGATAGGAAACGCACCACCGATTGTTGCTGCTGCTAGGCGTTTACTTCGGCCAGCCTTAGCTATCCGTTCGGTTAGGCCTAACTCCTTCTTTTTGCCTTGATTTACTTTGTTCTGTTCACTTACCTGCTTTCTGTTTTCCTTTGTAATAAGACCTTCTATTTCAGCAATCTTGCGGGCGATTAACTGCTCGGTGGTAAGGGCTTTATTGAATTTCTGCTGCTTCGCAAGCTTGTCAGCACCGTTTTGGATGCGAGAAATGCGATCTTCTACTGCCTTAAGACCTTTGGTCTGGACATTAAGGACAATGGTTTCCTGAACCGCCAATTACTTGCCCTGAACACGCTTACCCAGTCTAAGCGTGCTCCATTTTTACCTTCGTTTCGACTGGCGCATCTTGTTCATAGTCTTCTTTTGCTCGTCATTTAAGTAGCCGAAGTAAGCGGACCACAGGATTATTTCTTCTGGGGCTACTTCCCCCATTAGCTTTGTGTAGGTGTAGCCCAGTTCCTTAGCGACGCCGAAACACAGCAAAAGCCAGTTGTCTTTAGCTAGCTCCTTCTGTACCACTTTTCATGTCAAGGTCTTCCCCTTCATCGTTGGCCCCCATTACAGCCAACATTAATTGTTGGAGATCAGCGTCGCGGCATTCACGCTGCAGGGTGGCTTCATCGCCAGGAGTGAATAAAGGTAGGCCGTTTTCGTCCTTTGCTTTCGTTAGTAAAAGCTGGAGCGCTAGAGAATGTGCGTCTTCACCACGGGCTTGTTTTTTGGCTCGCTCGCGTTCGGCTGCTGTTAATGGACTGCTATAGAAAACTACTGTGTCCCCGGTCTCTAGAACGACTTCGCGCTTAACAGGCTCCAGTCGCGCTGCAGCAACTAGCTTATCGATGAATCGCCCGCTTTTAGTGGCCATAAAAACCTCTAGTACACAAGAATTCTACATGTAGCACTAATTAAAAAGCCAGCCCGTTAAGGCTGGCTGGAACTCGTACAGACCAGAGTTAACCTATCACGGATCCCAAGATATTCTTGGGGTTCATGATCGTGTAGCTAACTTCAGCAGTCGTAGCGTCGTCAGGATTGACACTCAAAGACATAGATGTGATTGAGATGTCAGCTTCGACATAGAGACTTTCAGTGTCGCTGGGTTGAAGAACGCCAGCGACTGTTTCTGTCCCTGCAACGGTGTCAACATAAAGTTTTACCGCTGCGCCGTTTTGGTCTTTCAGTACGACATTGCCAAGCAATCTGTTAGCCAGAGTGCTTTGATCGTCGGTGAAATAAACGGTCATTTGACCCGTTCCTGAAGCGTATCCGCTTTGAACCTTACGGAAAGCAGCGTACTTAGAACTCGTGCCAGTGCCTACTCCGCAGGGGAGGGTAGTTACGTCGATCTCTTCTCTAGAGATTTCTAGAGAGAATTCGCGTACTGCACAGACAGCGCCATAGGGATAGTAAGAAATACCTATGTGGGCCGGGGAAGGACTGTTCGCTGATCCCGTTCCACCGTCACCACTAAGGGTGATGGCTGTTCCACCTTGGGTTGCAGATACTGAGATCGTGGTGCGATTAGAAGCAATTGCGACTATCCAGTAAATGGTGTAGACAGCGGGATCTGTGTCAGGAGTCGAAGCGTTTAGAGCAGTGTCTAAAGCCCCTCCTTCTTCTTCCTGGAAAATGACGGTATCGCCAACGCGATAGTCATTATTTGCAGGCACGGTGATCAGATCACCGGCAGGAAAATCGGTGAAATCCTCCAAGCAATAAGACGTACCAGCGGGTGTGAACCATATTGAGCCGGACTGGCCCGTTAAGGCTGTCGAGCTGCATGAAACAGGCATGTGTTTCTGCCTCGATAACAAATGATTAGGTGGGGGTGTTCTAGGCGGGGGCTCCTAGTCAAGGGCACGGCCCTATAAGAGACACTCTAAGGCGCTTCCCAGTCCGCGATGATATTGCTACTGATAGATGTGTAAAAGAAAGGGGTGTCATTCAAAGCTGTGAAGTCCGGACCAGCGATAGGTCCTATGGTTCCTAAAACTCCGTATGTACGCGCTGCTGGTCTAACGGTTAAACCGTTTAACGCAGACATGAATTGGGTCATTATGTCTTGAGATTGACCGGCACCAATGCCTTTCATAGTGTAGTAACCAATTGTGAAAACGCCTCTTACTAGTTCTAAGTTTCCGCATAGTCCAGCTATTGTGGTCGTGGAAAAAGTTAGATCTAGCTGGACCCATTCACTTATTGCATCTCCGCCCGCTGCTAATTGGTTAGCTCCTAGTACCTCCAGGTTCTCTGCTGCGCAGATATCACGGATCGGGGTTTCGTAGTAACGGCGGATATTTTGGAGAGTCATGAGAAGTTCTTAGTGACGCGGGGGTCGGCCTTCAGCACA